GTCTTTTGCAGAGTATTATATCCGAAGGGTTCGGTTTAGTTCTGTTGACCCACTTGTTGAGTCTTGTAGGAAAAGAGGTTATAAGGTTGTTTGGGACATTGGCCTAGATGGTAGAGAAGATCATACAAAATATGTTGTTGAATTTCCTTGCAAATCTCCAAAAGACGCAATTCTTGCTGCAAACATGACAGCGGTTGAGCAGCTTGAATGGGTTAAAAAAATGCAAACAGATTGGGCTGACAATGCGGTTTCTGTAACTGTTTATTACCGCAAAGAAGAGCTTGGGGCTATTAAAGAATGGCTAGCTAATAACTATGATAAAAATGTTAAATCAGTATCTTTCCTGCTTCACTCTGAGCATAATTTCCCATTGCCACCCTATGAGGTAATTACAGAAGAAGTTTATAACAAAATAATGTCAAAAATTAATTTAACAGTACCTTTAAATGACATTTCAACCACTTTAAACATAGAAATGGAAGATTGTTCAACAGGAGCTTGTCCAATTAAATAAATTGAAGTAAAAAAAACGTTTTGTGTTGTTATTTATTCTTTTTTAAATAAAAATGTTGTATACTTGTTTAAATGAGCGATCAAACAATTAAAAATAGTTCAATGTGGCTCCCCGAAAGAAGTTTTGGTGTATGTATTTACTTTACAAGCGAAGACCAAGCGCTATCTGATGGAGATGGCGTTTTGTGCGCTGAGGGTATTATTGGTGATGATAAAGTTGAAAAAAAAGTTTTAGAAGCTGGTAAGTATTGGACATCTGAAGACGGTGGTTATGTTAAGTGGGTGGCTGGTGGCAGGAAAGTATCTGCTTCAGAAAGAGAAGACCAGATGGAAAGATTGCTTAATGGCTTAGTAGCAGACCCGTTTGAAGATATGATTGATAATCATTTTAATAAAAAATAAAAAAGGATGTTTTTATGGAAAACAAAATGCAAGTTGTAGAAGAAATATTGTTAGATGATGAACTTGACGATATTACATACATGGGTTTTGCAAATAAAACTGAAACAACGGACCCATTTAATTTTGTAAAAATTGAAAATCTTTCTCCAAAAATGAAAAGAAAAGCTGTTCGTTTAAGTAAAAAATATGAAAGCGAAGATGGAGTTCAATCTAAATTTGTAGATCCAGAAGTAGTCAATGGATATTCTTTATATGACATTGTAACCCCACCTTACGATCTAGACATTTTGGCCGGTTTGTATGATCAAAGCGCAATACATTATGCTTCTATCAACGCAAGAGTAATGAACACAGTTGGTCTTGGTTATGAATTTGTAGAAACATTAAAAGCAAAAAGAAAAATGGAAAAAGCCCAGGGTAATGATGAAAAAATATTAAAAATTAGACAGGGCTATCAAGATCTAAAAGAAGAAATGGATGAAATTTTTGAAAAATTAAATGTTGAAGAAACATTGATTGAAACTTTAGTTCGTGTTTGGCAAGATGTTTTAGCTGTTGGCAATGGCTATCTTGAAATAGGTAGAAACAATTCTGGGAAAATAGGGTATATTGGCCATGTTCCAGCAACCCTTGTAAGGGTGCGCAGAAAACGAGATGGTTTTGTACAAATTGCAAAAACAAATAAAATTCAAGCAGTATTTTTTAGACAATTTCAAGACACAAAGACTCCAGACCCGATTAATAATGATTCAAAACCAAATGAATTAATTCATTTTAAAATCTATTCTCCAAACAATAATTATTACGGCATTCCCGCTGCGGTTTCTGCCGCGGCTGCAATTGTTGGAGACAAATTTGCTAAAGAATATAATATTGATTATTTTGAAAACAAAGCAATTCCTCGTTATGCTATTATTTTAAAAGGCGCAAAGCTTAGTAATAAATCAAAACAAGAGTTAATTAATTATTTTAGAAATGAAGTAAAGGGCAGGAATCATGGAACATTAGTGATACCCCTTCCGGCAAGTCTTGGTTCAAATACTGATATAAAATTTGAAAAACTAGAAGCCGGTGTTCAAGATGCTTCATTTGATAAATATCGCAAATCTAATAGAGATGAAATTTTAGTAGCAAACAGGGTTCCCGCTCCAAAAGTTGGAGTTTACGATAATGCAAACTTGGCTGTTTCAAGAGATGCTGACAAGAGTTTTAAAATGCAAGTGATAGGACCAGATCAATCTATTATTGAAAAAAAACTTAACAGAATTGTTGCTGAGTTTACTGATTTACTTTCTATTCATCTTAAGAAAATTGATTTGGTTGATGAAGATATTCAGTCTAGAATTAATGATAGATATTTAAGAACAGAAGTTTTGACACCAAATGAGGTTAGAAATCAAATTGGTTTGCCTGAAAGATATGATGGCGATGATGTCTTGCCCTTCCCAACAAATATTAAAAAAGAAGAAATTGAAAACAATATAGCAAACCCTGGCGCTCCTGTTGGAAATTCAAACAATTCTGCATCTGAACCACCAAAATCTCCAACTGGAGATGGCGCAACAAGCGACCCCCGTGCTGATGGCGCTCAAGCCGAAAGAGGGGAAAACCAAGATTCTGGAACGAACAATGATTCGGTCAAGTAATTTAATTAAGGAGGATAATAATGAGTAATGGTACTTTGATTTTTTCAAATAAAAACATAGTTACAGCGGATGCCCTGGTAAACATTGGTGGTCACACATCATCAGTTTATGTGCACAATAAAGGTAATTCTGATATTGATATTAAACTTAATGCATTTTTTACAGTTTTAATACCAGCAGAATCTACTGGGTATATGGAAATTCCAGGCGACTATACATCTGTTGAAGTTGTAACCGCAAATTCTGCTATTTCTTTTTACGCAGTAGGATAATTTGCTGTTTTTAAAAAAACAATATATGCTTGTATTTTATGAGGTTTGATGTCTAATTTTAATATTTCATTTCCAATTGATATGATTAAACGTGAACAACGCATTGTTGTTGGAATAGCGACTGCTGACAATATTGATAAAGCTGGAGATATTGTTGATTTTGAGGCTTCAAAAGAAGCGTTTGCCAATTGGGGTGGAAATATTAGAGAAATGCATGCGCCCATTGCCGTTGGCAAAGCAATTGGTTATGAACCAGTTGTTTTACGCAATGAAAACGGAGAAGAATATAATGCTTTTAAAGTTGAAGCTTATATTTCAAAAGGCGCTGAGAACACATGGCAAAAAGTTCTTGACGGGACTTTGCGTTCTTTTTCTATTGGCGGCAAGGTTCTTGAAAAATCAGCATCAACAGATAAAATGTTTCATGGCAAGCCTGTTAATATTATTAAAAAATATGTCCTTGGTGAATTAAGTCTTGTAGACAATCCTGCAAATTCTTTAGCAGTTATTGATCTTGTAAAAATAAATGAAAATGGTGCTTTCAAGTATGCATTAGATTGCGATCTTGATTGCCAGATTGCAAAAGCCAAACAGCCCATAAAAGACCCCAAGGGGGGGTTGACGGCTGCTGGCAGAAGGCATTTTAAACAAACTGAAGGAGCAAATCTTAAACCTGGAGTTAGGGGCGCAGCAGACACTCCGGAAAAAATGCGCCGCAAGGGATCTTTTCTTACAAGGTTTTTTACGAACCCATCCGGCCCAATGAAAAAACCAAATGGTGAGCCAACACGCCTTGCGCTTTCAGCAGCCGCTTGGGGCGAGCCGGTTCCCCAAGATCGCTCCGATGCTGCTCGTCTTGCCGCTAAGGGAAGAAGGCTTCTTGAAAGATATGCAAGAACTAAAGAAAAAGCTGATTTTGACAATTCTTTTGAAAACGAATTGTCTTTTGAAGATGCTTTACTTGAGCAAATTGCTAGTTTTTTAAAGGATGGCGGTTGTGACTGTGGTTGTGGTGAAATAGAGAAAGATGTATCAATTGATACTCAAAATGTTTCAATTAAAAACCCTTCAAGAAGTAATTTTATATCACCAACCATGCCTAAGCCTTCAAAAAATAAAAAGAAAAAAGATGTTAAAAAAATAAATAATGATATTGTTCTACAAGAACAAGAATATTTTGATATAATTAAGGAGATGATCAAAGATATGGAATCTATTATAAAGCAAGATTCAGAATTGCAAATAAATAATACTTATGATATGCTCTCTGACATGAATGAACAAGAAAGCGGCAAATTAAATTTGTTAAAGAAATTTGTTGGCTGGCTTGTTCCTGATGTCGCAGAAGAAATTGCTTCAACTTCAGTTGAAGTAAACGAAAACACACAGGAGGAAGAAATGGACATTAATGTTCTTAAAGAAGCCTTGAGTGCTGTCGTTGATGAAAAACTGGCAAGTTTTGCTACTTCAATTAAAGAAGAAGTGGAAGCATCTGTACAGGAAAAAATTGAGACAGTTGCAAAAGGTTTTGAAGTTCAAAACACAGAGCTTCAAGAAAAATTGAATGCAGCAGAAGTTGCTTTAGCCGAGCAAACAGAAAAAGTTGCTGTAATTTCCGCAGCTGGCGCTGCAAAAAAGAGTGTAGATACAGAAGACGAAGATGAGAGCGAAATTATTTCAAAGGTCGCTCCGCAGTCATTTTGGAAAAACACATATTTGCCACAGGAGTTAATTAATTCCTTGGGCTATAGGTCATAAGGGAGGATTAACATATGGCAACACAAGAAGAAATTTTAGCGAAAGCTAATGAAGTAACTACCGCTGTTGTTGCAAACAACGCCGGTGTTCCAAGT